TGGACCTACAAGAACAAAAGAGCTTCCGTTATAGGCATATAATTGTTCGTTTGCATTATCCCACCAAAAGTCACCTTCTGATAAGCCAGCTGGGGTAGTGCCGCTTACTTCTGCTCCGCCTGTAGTACGCCATTTAGTACCATCATAAAATTTTAACTTACTATTTGTAGTGTCAAACCATAATTGACCGCTAATTGCTTTAGGTGGAGCGTTGCCACCTGCAAAGTTTTCTAACAAAAATACAAAATTTTCGTTCTGTATTTCACCATAACCTGCGTAGTTTTTACCAACCAACTTAAGGTCAGTAGTTTGATCTAATGTACCATCCTCAACTACTGTAAGCTGGGCGCCGTTATAATTGTTTATCGTATATGCCATTTTTTACCCCTAATGCTTAATATTATTTATCGCATTTTGCATATTAAGTAACCGTCTGTAGAGTAGCATCTTGGAATACCCATACGCCGCCCCCTGTTTGATATTCGTAAATATAACGAGTTGGTGTTAAGTTAACTGCACCAGACGCAGTATTTGCAGCGGAAACGTCCTGTATCACCGATTCTGTTCCTGTATCTGCGGCATCTCTTACATCTACATATGATTTTTCAAGCACTGCTGTACCGTCTGTACTGATACTAATATTAATACCTGATACTGTCGATCCACTAAATGTAGTTGCTAACACTTTAGCAGTGGTTCCATTTTCTACAGTTGACGGATCAATTAAATTAGTTAAAAGATTTTTAATACTATCTTGGGGACCGTAATTGCTTACTCCGTCAAAACTAGTAATTGGACTAGGATCTGCTAACCCTGTGATATCCATCGATATAAAACGTGTTTCACCTGATATGCTTGCATCAACATACTGTTTGTTAGCTGCATCTGTAGCTGTTGTAGGATCTGCTAATCCAGTAATTTTTTGTGAGTCAACAGTAATAGTGCCACCAGCAACTATGTTTAAACCTGTTCCGTTAATTCTTGTAATTGTAGCAGCGTTTAAATTTATATCATCAACTGTAAGTTCTGTCAACGTTCCTATGCTTGTTAAACCACTTGCTAACGTTACTGTTGAACCTAATTCTGTTTTACTTAAAACATCTGTGCCGTCTATTTTTAAATGTGCTGTAGTGTTATTAGGATTAGATCTAATATCTATATCTTGATTTGAAGTCCAACTAGATGTTGATTGTGTCCAAGTAAAATCCTTAGAACCTTGTGTGCTTCTTACGATTATTCCTGCACCGTCTACTTGTGTATCATTGCCTTCGGTGCTATCATCTAGTAAAGCTAATTCAATATTTTTATCTTCTACTCTAAGTGTGCTTGTGTTTAAATATGTAGCATCACCTAGCACTGTTAAATTACCGCCTACTGTAAGATCACTTGAAAAATTACCTGTACCAGTAACATCTAAACTTGCCGCTGGTGCTGTATTCCACAAACCAATGTAGTCTTGACTACTATCTACGTATACAGCATTTTTAAAACTACTTCCTGAACGAACTCTTAGTGCAAAATCTCTGTTACTTTGTTGTGTTTCTATTGTACTTGTAGTACCGACAATTTTAGCAATCATATATTCCGTATCGCCAACACCGATACTTACACCTGCACTATTTTTTACACGTAAACTTCCTGTTGTTACACCATTAGCATCAGTTGGTAGGAAGTTTTCAGCAGTTCTAATATTACCTGCATCATCTATCAAACCTTCTGCACTCGTTGCTGTACCGTTATATTTAAATGCTAGTGTTGTAGGATTAAAACCTTGTTTTAGTAATTGTCTTTTAGGTGAAAATGTATCATCTTCCCAAACAGGAAATCCTGATATAGCAAAGTTTGTAGGTATGATAAACTCTGCTGGGGAATAAATGCCAACTAGTGTGTTTCCTAAAAATAATTTTAAAATAGTTCTTTGTACATCAGTACTATCTAACTGGCTTGCTACTTCAAACCCTGTTTTACCTTGGCTTGCATCATATTCAGGACCTACAAGTGTTAAATCAGTTCCATCCCAAATATATAGTTTGTTTGCTTCATTATCAATCCAAATATCACCTACAGTTAAGTTGGTAGGTCTTGTACTACTTACAACAGATCCTGTAGCTGGACGGAAACTTGTACCGTCATAAACTTTTAATCTATTTTCTTCTTTGTCAAACCATAGTTGACCTGTCATAGGATTGGCAGGTTGGCTAGTGGATGCAAAGTTTTCCATAAGTTTTATAAAGTTCTCATTTAAAAACTCGCCGAAACCTTTATAATTTTTACCTATAAGAGTTATATCAGTAGTGGTATTATCCAAAATACCATCTGTTAGATCAACTAATAATTCTCCGTCAGTTCTATTTAATCTATAACTCATCCTACGTTCCTGTATATATTATGTAATTAATTGTAATGTAAGGATTCATTACATTAATAGGATCACCTAAATCGCCATCTGTAAGTATACCACCACTATTTGGAAATGCTTGTCCAGCACCTGTGCCTGTTGGTGCATCATAGATAATTGCTTCGTTATCAGTAGGCGTTCCGCTAACATCTCTTATAGCATAATATTGGTCACCACTTGGTCCACGTAAATCGTGATTGTGCTCAGGTAAATTTTTAACGTTGATGTTTACTTGTTCAGCACCGTCTTTTGCACCTACAACGTCTGCAGAAGCAGCAGTTACAGTATCTGCACTTGTGCCACCCATATTATCTGCACCCATAGGCACCCTACCTCTTAAATCTGGAAGGGCAAACTTTCCTGGTGTAGGACTTGCTTTGTATATAGTACCAATAATATCATATAATGCACTGTAAGCAGCAATGTCTACTTCACTACCATCACATATTAGCCAACCGCTAGGTGCGGCTAGTCCTGCATACGGTGCAAGTAAGCCTATTGGTGTTCTAGGTACAGCAGATAACAAATTTACTCTGCTTATTTTCTTTAATCCAGTTGCCCCGCTAGTTCTGTTTATTAAAAATTCGTCGTCTGCTTGTGATTGGCCTACTGATGGTTTACCTGCAATAATTTGGTTGCTAATTACAGTTTGGAATAATTTTAAACTTCCACCCGATTGTCCGTCAAATACAACATCATTTGCAGATACATCACCTGTAATTCTCAAAGTGCTTGCAGAAGTTAACTTATCTGCACTACCTGCTCTACCAGAAACTGTACCGCTAACATTTCCTGTTAAGTTTCCAACAAATGTAGTTGCAAACATATTTGCATATTTAGATGTGCTACTACCTATATTCCGTGTGTTGTTTTGGTCTGGCAAAACTTGTGTTGTTGTAATATTTCCAAGTACATTTAAATTTTCGCCAATATTAATATTTTTTGCAACGCCAAGCCCTCCAAGTGTAATAATACTACCTGTGTCAAAAGTATCACTTTGTGTAACATCATTAACTTTGACAAAACCACTAGATTGTATGTTTCCAGTGACATCTAATTCTTGTTCTGGTGCAACGTTGTTTATTCCTATTTTTAAATTACTATCTACACGTAATGCAGTTTTTAATAATCCATCATTTTTAACTTGAATATCAACACTTGATCCTGCAATATTATGTCTTATAATTCCTATATTACCTTCAACACCGATATTCATTTCTGCGTTTATGCCATAGTTGATACCTGTATTGTTTTGTACATTAATAGGAAATGCTGTTGTACTTGTTGTGTCGCCTCTTAAAAAGTTTCCTGCTGCAACTGTGTTTCCTGAAACAATAAGACCTTCAGCCTTTTCAGCAGTTCCATAAAATTTAGAAACACCGTCACCAGTGATATTACTTGTAGATAAATTTACACCGGGTTGGATTGTACTAAATCCAGGAATAACAACCTTAGGAGTAAATGTTCTCGTACTTATTAAGGCAACAGGTTGAGCATCTACTTCAATTTGTAAAATGTTATATGTATTGTCATCAGTACCTACTACTGTTAATGGTGATGCTCCGGTAGATAATCCGTCACTAAATTCTGGTCCTACTAGTATCCAACCGGATCCAGTAAACAAATATAATTGTTGGTTGTCAGTATCAGCCCATAAATCACCAATTTGACTTTGTGATGCTTCAGGTTCAGTATTTGCTTTCTTTAAACCACCGCTTGGTATCCAGTTAGTTCCATCATATACTTTTAAAAGTTCTATGCCTGGTGTAGAATCATACCATAACTGTCCTTCGAGTGGTCTAGCCGGTTCTGTAGGTGCGGCAAAATTTTCTAATAAATGTAAAAAATTAGTTGCTATAGCAGGACCATATGCAGTTTCATTTCTACCAGGAATACTAAGCGAAGTTTCCTGGTTAATAGTTCTATCTTCAATTGTGATAGTACCTTTGTTTGCCTGATCTGTATACGCTATTTCGTATGCCATCTATTATTCCTCAGCTAGTCCGCTTAGACTTTGAATTCTTACGGTGTAATCTATTTGTATTAATCTATTCAAACTTTTTTGCACAGGATGGAAAATAACATGTGTTAACAAATTTCCATCGCCATTTGGATTCCAACTTTTTAATCCTAATTCATCAAACACATAAAGACTGTTTGCGTCTGTTGCTGTGTCAAATGCATCTTGCCCACTAGGCTCACCGTAGTCTAGTAAACAAGTTACAAGCACATCTGTATAGTTTGTTCCGCTTATATGACGTGTTTCTATTTTGTTTCTTACAGGATCTAGGTTGTTAATGGAGTTATCGTCAACAACTTTCGAATATGTTTCATTGTATAAGCTGGCGTTTGTTCCTGTTGAATTTGGTGTTAGGTATGTAATAATTCCTGTAGGATCGACACTAGTACCACCATTACCAAAACTCATTTCATATATCCAACCCTGGCCTGCATTGGCAATGCTTTCCGCAAGAGCAATACTCATATTCTCATAATGAATA